ACTGCTCAGCCGGAGTTGGTTGGGTCTGGGTGGACTGTGGAGGTGCAACCGTTTTGGGATGCTGCACAGAAGTCTTGGTTCTGCACTCCCCAAGTGGGTTCCATTGTGGATGCCCTGAGACACGCCTACGACGCTCCTAGAGGCGTTGATCAGGTGGCTGTGGACTTCGCACAGGCATACAACGCTGACGCTGTTTGGGAGGCTCATTGGAAGCCTGTGATGAAAGGACTTGCTGAATGGTGCCGTGCATCATCATCCCAGTCCTGAACAGGTATGACTTACTAGAACGGGCGATCCGCTCCATTGACTACCCCGTCGAGCAGCTCATCATCGTTGACAACGGCGATGGGTATGACGCTGACCTGTTGGCTTGGACTGCGCCTTGGCAGTATATTCAGAACTGGTATCTGTGGAGGATGCCATCGAACCTTGGTGTGGCACCATCGTGGAATCTGGGCATCAAAGCAACACCTCATGCGGAGGGTTGGATTCTGTTGAACTCTGATGCTTACTTTGAACCAGGTCAACTTGAAGCGTTCTACAAAGATTGTGAATCGAACAACATCACGTTGAACAGGTCGATGCCTCATTGGTCGTGCGCGTGGGTGGGTGCTGGTGTGGTTGAGCGTGTCGGTCTGTTCAGCGAGTGTTATGTGCCTGCATATTTTGAGGACAACGATTTTGAGAAACGTGCGGAGCGAATCAATGTTCAAGTGAAGGTTTCGCAGGCTGGTATCGGTCACGACAATTCTTCAACGATTGCTTCTGATCCGTCGTTGGCTGAGAAGAATGCAAAGAGTTTCCAAGCGAATCAGGAGTTGCATCGGTTGCGTTGGCAGTCAGGTTTGCCTGACGCTGGGCATTGGGATTTGAAGCGTCGTAGGGAGTTCGGGTGGGATTAGAAGATTTCAGAGATGTGCATTGTTGCAAGACTGTGTATGTGTTCGGGTCTGGTGCGACATTGAACTATCTGGCACCGAGTTTCTTTGATGACAAGATTTGTGTGGCAACAAACTTCGCTGGGTCAGTGTTCGGTCTGCGCAGGTATTACGTGTTCAGCCACTATCACGCTGACGCTGTTGCTGAAGCAGCGTTACCTCAGACGGTTGCTGTGTTCACACCTCATCGTGAGCATGGCACCGACGCAGAGTTCCTAGGGTTCATGCCGAAGATTGTCACGTTCCCAACCACCACCGGTCGTCCTGGTACTTCCTTTAATCCTTCCGGCAAGGACTGGCCTACGCTTGACAACTCGCTGGTGATCGGGTCATCTGGGATTCATGGTGCGATGCACTTGGCTGCATATCTTGGTGCGAAGTTCATTGTGTTGGTCGGTGCTGATTGTGGAACTTTGGGTGGTGCTGAACGGGTTGAAGGCTATGTGCAGGGTGAGCATCCTTGGGAGTTGTATGAGTTGCACCTTCGAGACATGAAGCAACGCTTGTGGGATGTGTATGGATGTCAGGTCTATTCGTTGAATCCGTTTATCAACTACAGTTTGGAAGGTACGCAGTATCGTGGAGCCGCGTCTATAAACTAGGATTGGAACACTATGGCAATCGTGAACGGCTATGCCACAAAGAATCAGATCAAGGCTGCACTCCGTATCGGTACTGCCGATGTGTTGGATGATGATCTGATTGACAACTGTGCTGGTGCTGCTTCACGTTTGATTGATGGTTATTGCAACCGCAAGTTCTGGGCTGTGGGTTCTGCAACTGCTCGCGTGTTCCAAGCAGAGGATTCGTTCTTCTGTTCGATAGATGACATCTCTGGAACTGCACTCACTTTGCAAACTTCAACGAACGCTGATGGTGTATTCGATACAACTTGGACTCCAACCGATTGGCAGTTGGAACCGTTGAACGGTGATCTTGATGGCATCACTTGGGCATACGACAAGATTCGTGCAGTCGGTGATTACCTGTTCCCAACTGTGAATGCCAACTATGGTTCGCAAGCGTTGGTGAAGGTGACAGCAAACTTCGGTTGGCCGTATGTCCCTGAAACAATTACTCAGGCAACAATCATTCAGGCATCAAGAATCTTCAAACGATATGACAGTCCGTTGGGTGTCGCAGGATTCGGTGACATGGGTGCAATCAGGGTGAGCCGTGCGCTTGACCCTGACGTGGCACAGCTCGTCGAGCCGTACCGACGCATGCGCATGTTCGCATGAGTTCAACCACTACCGTCTCCCAGATCAAAACTGGTTTGGCTGCGAACCTGGCAACCGTGTCAGGTCTTCGCGCTTACGCCTACCAGCCTGACAATGTGAATACCCCGTTCGCTTGGCCGTTGCTGGACAGTATCCAGTACAACGGGGCTATGGGTGGGGGTTTGATTACTCACAAGTTCACGATCAGTGTTGTGGTTGGTCGTTCGGCTGAGCGTACTGCACAGACTTTGTTGGATGGGTATCTGTCGTATAAGGGTGCTACTTCGATTCGTCAAGCGATCGAGTCGGATCGGACTTTGGGTGGGGTTGTGCAGGACTTGATTGTCGAGTCAGCGAACAACATCTCTACCCTTGAAGCGAACGACGCAACGTATCTGGCGATTGACTTCGTTGTCACGGTGTACGCCTGACCCCTTGCCGAGTGTGCGTTGTGGCGTGTAGTGTTATCGCATCGGCTCTGCCGAGCAGACATCAACTCGAACGCCGATAGGCAGGAGCAGACATCATGGCAAAGCAAGTTCTCACAAACGTGGCAGTGACCTTCGGTACTGCAAACACCGACATCAGTGGTTACGTCACATCCATAACTCTTTCCACGACAGCTGCTGAAGTTGTGACTTCGGCAATGGGGTCTTCAGCCGTCACGCGAATCCAGGGAATGATTGACAACTCGATCACGCTTGAGTTGCAACAGGATTACCCAACGATTGAGAAGTTGTTCTGGGATGCGTTCTCTGCTGGTACTGCTGTACCGATGACAGTGAAGCCGAACGGTACTGCTGCTGCTTCCTCCACGTCGCCTCAGTACGCATTTAGTGTTCTGCCTACAAGCTGGACACCCGTAAATGGTGCGATTGGTGACCTAGCCACCGCCTCAATAACGTATCCCATCTCTGGTGCAATCACTAAGACTGGCACCAACGGCTGATTTCAATAATCCAATCCCTTACCTGCGGAGGTAAAGAATGAAGATCGCACTCAGTTTGACTAGTGCATTAGATAACAAACAACGCACCATCATTGCTGCGTTCCCTGACTTCATTGCGTTTGAAAATAAATACAATCGCAGTGTCGCCAAGTTTGAAGCCGAACTCACCTTGACCGATCTTGCATACCTTGGATGGCATGCAGAGAAACGGTTGAAGAAAACTGGATTGGACTTTGAATCATGGTGCGATGAGATTGAAGCACTCGAAGTGGGAGACAGCGCAGACGCAGTGATCGTCCCTTTGGAGACCAGTCAGCCCACTGGGTAATTTCATATCTCGCTTGCGAGACAGGGATTGCACCTTCAGTGTTGCTGACAGAAGAACCACGAATGCTGTTCACAATGTTGGCGTACCTACGATGGAGAGCCATTCACCTAGGCAAGTAGTATTTGTGTATGGCAGGTCTTAGTCGATCAGGCACCTTTACTGGTGTAGAGGATTTGTCAAAGAGTCCTGTCCTTATCAAAGGCATAGACAACTTCCTTCGCGATCTTGCTCAGACATATCCTGACTTCAACAAAGAAGCTCGCAAGGCTGGTGAGCGAGTTGCTGAACTTCTAGTTGTTGCAGCCAAGTTTGAGGCTGCAACTGTGGAACGCAACCGGCAAGCAATGGAAGTGATGAAAGGTATGCGAGCGCAACGTGACCGTATCCCAATCATCAAACTGGATGAGAAGTCTGCGTTCCAATCCAAGTCCCGAAAGTTCACTTCTTCCTACAGCATCAAGACACAACGCAGAGTGAAGCGCAAGGTGACCAGGGGCGACGTGTTCTTTGGTGCCGAGTTCGGTGGAGGCAAACATGGCTCATCGAATAGGACTTCGGCTGGGGCTAAGTCTCGCGCTGGAAGTGAGGAGTTTCGCAAGGGTGGGGGTAGGACTACCCAGTTCCTTCCGCATCGTGGACAGAAGGGATACTTCTTCTGGCCTGCTGTGCGCAAGAACAAGGACAACATTGCCAAGGTGTATTTGGATGCGATTGATGAGGTTCTCAAAGGGCTGGAAGATAAGTCTTGACTTTGGCTGTGGTTTCGCTACCCTGTAGGTAGGGAGGCGTTCATGGTTGTCTATTTTGATTCGGTCAAATCTGTTCAGCCGAAGCCGTTCGCCACGAATTGGGATGACCTCAAAGAACGCTTGATGCACCATGAGGAGAATGCCAACAAGTCTGATGGTACGTTGTGGTCACCTGTTGAGTACTACCCAGGTAGGACTCGCGGTAACACTGCGATCAGGTTCATTGAAGCGTTGGTCGTTGACATGGACGGTGAATCATTCGCCAATGCCAACCTTGACGGCTATGAATATCTTGCCTACTCCACGTACTCGCATCGACTAGATGATCCTCACTACCACTTAGTTTTGCCGTTGGCTGAGCGTGTACCGGCAGGACTGTGGCGAGCTGTGTGGGCTGAGTTGCATGAACGAATCAACTTGCAAGGTGACCCTGCAACGAAAGATGCTGCGCGTATCTTCTACCTGCCACAACACGCACCAGATCAACCATTCGAGTTCCACGAACAATCAGGTGCATTCATTGACACAGACTTCCAATACGAACCTGCACGGAACCCAACACCAAGATCACCACGTCAGTCTGCGCAGCCTCGACGCAAACGCACCATCGGTGTTGAGATGAATGATGCATGGTGGGATGCAGGCAAAGTGATCACGACGTATGACGGTCTTGAAGGCAAAGCATTGTGGTCTGCTGTGTTGGCTGACTTCCGTGCCTTGCGCTCGGCTTGTGAGGATGTCATCTAGAATTGGCGCATGGCTGGCGCACGTACCTTCGTAGTTCGGTTCCTCGCTGACGCTGATCAATATAAGAAGGGCATCAAGCAAGTCTCCGATGGTATGGGTGGCTTGAAAACTGATGTGTCTAGTTTGATTCCGTCATTCAAAACTATGGCGATTGCTGGTGTAGCTGCGTTCGGTGCTGTTGCAGCGTTTGCAACTACAGCAGTCAAGGCTGCAATGGAAGATGAGAAGTCGCAAGCGTTGTTGGCTGCACAGTTGAAACGAACCTTTGGTGAGCAGCAAGGTTTGACTGATGCGGTTGAGCGTTATATCTCGGTGACTCAACTTCGTACCGGAACTAGTGACACAGAGTTGCGTGACTCGCTAGCCACGTTGATTCGTGTCACAGGAGACTTCAGAAAATCTCAAGACCTGTTGACTATTTCCCAAGACATAAGCGCGGCCACTGGGAAAGATTTGGCTTCAGTTTCTTTGGCCGTTGCCAAGGCAAGCATGGGTCAATTCACTGCGTTGGGCAAACTTGGTATCCCATTAGATGAAAGCACAAAGAAGTCCAAGGACTTTGGAAAAGTTTTGGAAACTTTGCAGGGTCAATTTGGTGGTGCTGCGGATGCTGCTGCTAACACGTTTGGTGGCAAACTAAAAATCATCAGAGGTCAATTTGGTGAGATTGTTGAAACGATTGGTGCAGCGTTACTTCCGTACTTAGATCAGTTGGCAACATTCTTCACAGAGAAAATTGCTCCTGCTGTTCAAAGAATCACTTCTGTTATCAGTGAGGATGGATTGATTGCAGGATTTCAACAGTTGATCTTTGAATCTGGTAAAGCTGGGCCGGCGATTGTAGGAACATTCAAAACCATTGCTGTTGCTATTGCCGAAGCAGTCAATCTTTTATACAAGGCTTATTATTTCACAAAGGCAACTTCCGAACTTACGTTCAGTCCTGGTGAGGCAGCCAAAGATTTTTTGAAAGCACTAACTGGTACAGCAATCGATGTTGACAAACTCAAAGCATCATTTGATGCTCTTGCTATGCCGGTCAATCGTTATGCTGGAGTAGGAATACCTGCTGCGATTCTTGCGCAACAAGGGTTTGGCAAAGGTGCAAAAGATTTGACAGATGATCTTGGTGGAGATACTGGTGGCGGTGGTGTGGCTAAGGCTGTGAAGACTGCTACTGAGAAGTTGAAGATTTATACCGATGCGTTGAAGTCGAGCAACTCTGCACAGAAGTCGTTCACGAATGCGCAGAAGGCTTCGGTGCAGGCTGGACAGTCGTTGACGGCTGCGAACCAGGGTGTTACTGATGCTCAGGCTGCGTTCAATCAAGCTGTGGCTGGGTACGGTGCTGATTCACCACAGGCTAGGAAGGCTGCGTCCGACTTGACACAGGCTCAGCGTGGGTTGGAGCGCGCTGGGTACAACGTGGAAGGTTCGTTGTTTGCGATCAAGGATGCTGAGGAGGCGTTGAAGAAGGTTCGTGCTGATCCTGAGTCAACACCTCAAGCGATTCGTGAGGCTGAGATTGCGTTGGCTGAGGCGAAGTTGTCGAGTGCTGATGCGATTGATCAGCAGACTGAGGCGACTAATAGTTTGACGACTGCTACTGGTTTGTTGAATGAGGCGGTGTTTGGTGCGTCGGCTGGTTCAGAGATATTCAAAACTTTGTCTGATGCGTTGACTGATGCGAAGCAGAAGCAGGCTGATGCCACTGATGCTGTGGCTGAGGCGATTGAACGTGAGACTGAAGCGTTGGACAATTATCGTGAAGCGATCAAGAAGGTTGGTGAGACTCAACTGTTGTATCCAAAGGTGATTGCTGCGAACCCGATGGCTGGTGTGGCTGCAGCTATTCCGGCAACGGTGACTGGTAACTCGACTGGGTTCAAGGCTAATCCTGCTGGGGGTGGGATGGTGATCAATGTGAATGCTGGTCTTGTGAGTTCGCCTGATGAGGTGGCTGAGCAGATCGCTGATCTGTTGACTCGACGTGGGAGATTGAATGGCGGCAATGCGTTCTTTGCAGGTAACTAATGGCTAAGGCTGCGAAGTGGGGTTCAACATACAAGGTGTTGTTGGATGTTGGTTTCTTGGCTGACGCGTTCACATTGGATTCCAGCCTGTTGGATGGTGCTGATGTGTTGGATGGGTCAACAGACTTTGTTGACATCACCGAGTATGTAACCAACATCAATATCAATCGTGGCCGTGCCACCCAACTTGATTCGTTCCCTTCATCGTCTTGCACCATCACGGCTGATGATCGTGCAGCTGCACGATACTTCGATCCACTGAACACAGACTCCCAGTGGTATTCGGGTGGGACTGTTGGTATCGCACCACGTCGAGCATTCCAGGTCTATGGCGGTACAGCCGGAACGACAGCAATGTTCACAGGGTTTGTGTACGACTTGAACATCGACTATGCCGAACCGAACCTGTCAACAGCAACAATCGTTGCCACTGACGCACTCGGCCAACTCGGTCAAACCGTCCTGACCGCATTCAACCCATCATCACAACTCACGTCTGCGCGTGTGTCAGCAATCTTGGATCGTCCTGAAGTGTCGTTCTCGACTGCGTTGCGGAACATTGAGACTGGGGTTGCGACGTGTGGAACGGTTGCGTATGACGATGCGACGAATGTTTTGCAGGCACTTCAAGACGTTGCCACTGCCGAAGGCGGCAGGTTGTTTGTTGATCGTTCTGGGATGGTGTCGTTTGATGCTCGGATTGCGGTGTCGTTTGGTACGGCTGTGGCTTCGTTTGGTGGTACGGCTGGTGTTCCGATTCAGTCTTTGGCGAATGTGTATGGCGCAGAAACTGTCATCAATCGCGTCGGAGTCCAAATAGACGGTGGTACGGCTTCGAGCATTGCTTCTGGTACTGCGTCGCAGGCTGAGTATGGGATTAAGGCGTTGTCGTTGACTGGGGTTCCGTTGGCCACTGATGCTGCTGGAAGTGCATTAGCGTTGTCGTTGTTGACACGGTTTCAAGAACCTGTTGTTCGGTTCTCGGAGATGGATGTGTTGTTGAATGCGTTGACTGCTTCACAGCAGGCACAGATGGCAGGACTTGAGATTGGTGACATTCTCTCGGTGACTAAGACTTTTGCTACTGGCACACCAGCAACCGTGACACAGAACGTGGTGGTCGAATCCATACGGCACACAGTCAACCCATCAACACATCGCGTCACCATCGGAATGGGTCAAGTCCAACTTGTACTACCATTCATCCTGGACACGTCGGAACTCGACGAAGCTACTTACGCACTACAATAGGAGCATTATGGCAGTCAGACCCACCTTCACACCAGGCGATGTATTCACAGCAGCCAACGCCACAACCTTGGCAGCATCCGTTGTTGCAATTAACGCACAGACCGGCACAACATATACAGCAGTCGTGGGCGATGTTGGCAAACTTGTCACCCTCAGCAACGCAGCTGCAATCGCACTCACAATCCCACCCTCAGTCTTCGCTGTTGGTGACCAGATCAACATCATGCAAGGCACAGGTGGATCGGGTGTTGTCACGATCAGTGGTGCAAGCGTGACACTGAACTCGAATGGTGCAAAGTTGAAGACGAACGGACAGTTTGCTGTGGCAACAATTCTTTGCACAGCATCAAACGTGTTCTTGGTATTTGGCAACTTGGTGGCATAAGCCATGCAACTCCTTGCAGGCGTAGGTGGCGCAGCAGAATACCAAATTGAATATCTAATCATTGCTGGAGCTGGTGGTGGAGGTTATGCAGCCGGTGGTGGTGGGGGTGCTGGTGGATACCGTTGTTCAGTTTCAGGCGAATCAACTG